ATGATGATGCGGCAGAATTTGAGGATGACGACGACTGGGTTCGCGTTGCCAGCATCCAGCCGCGTGCGTTTATCGAGCAGATTTTGCAGGACAATAAGGCGATTTTTGATGGAGTATTTAAAAAATGAAAATGAGCGCCGCAACATTCGACAGGCTGGCTAAGAAAAAGCCGAAGTACAACAACAAGAAAACGGTTGTTGATGACATTATTTTTGATTCGGCGGCGGAGGCTGCGTATTACGTTTCGTTGAAAGATTCCAAGCGAATGGGGCACATTAAGTATTTTCTGCGGCAGGTGCCGTTTCATCTGCCTGGCAAGGTAAAATATGTCTGTGATTTTGCGGTGTGTGGAGCTGATGGCTATATAAGTTACGTAGATGTAAAAGGATTCTTGACCGCTATGTTTCGGCTGAAAAAGAAGCAGGTAGAGGAGTTATACCCGGTTGAGATCATCTGTGTTAAGCGGTTAGGGTCAAGCGGATTTTTATTTGAGCAGATTGAGATTTAGGAATCATGACGGACGAAAAACAGCGCACGCTAAAACAGAACAAGTCGCTCCATAAGTTCTGCGAGTTGTTAGCAGATGAGCTGAACGCGGCGGGTCTGGACATGAAAACCGTGCTGAAGCCATCCGTTGATATTCCGTGGAGCAAGACGAGCGTGAAGGAATTTTTATGGCGGCCAATACAGGAGGCCATGTTACAGAAAGAAAGCACAACAGAATTAAATAGCGCGGAGCCTAGTGAAATACACGCTGTGCTGATGCGGCATTTATCAGAAAAATTCGGGGTGTATGTTTCGTGGCCTAACCGGTTTGGAGATTGAAATGACATGTAAACTATGCGGCAGCCATGCAATAAACCATAATATGCACGGGCGTGATGGTACTAGCCAGGATCTGTGCGATGTGTGTTTTTGGCGCGCTCGCTATGATTATGTGATTGATAAGTTATGTAATCGCATTGCCGATTTAGAAATCGACGCAAAAGCAGCGGAACGGCTGGCAAAGATTACGCCTGATACCAAGCTTTTAACGCATGACGAGGTGTTTTGTAAAATCAAATGAGCAAAAAAGCAGCGACCACCGCCGAATCTGAATACATGGGCCGCGTGGCCGCTCTGGGTTGCTATCTGTGTAGACATCTTGGCTATGGGCCTACACCTGCACAAGTCCATCACATGCGCACGGGCGTAGGCATGAGCCAGCGTAGCAGCCATTACCTGACCATACCCCTATGCGACGCGCACCACGCAAACGCCAGCGTAGACGGCATACACGGACAGCGCAGGGCGTGGAAGCTGGCGAGCGTGGATGAAATGGACGGGCTAGCGGATACGATCATGCTGTTAAATAATTAAGGCCGTGATCCGATAAACGGTATATACACACCATCCAAGATAGTCTATTATACCTACATGCACTACAGCATAACCCTAGGCGGGGCAGAGGCCAAAGAGGAATAAGATAATGACTACATTATCAGATTTACAATCGATTTATGATGCTGGCGTTATCACAAACAACCGTGGAAACGGCTGTGGCGGGCCTGGCTTTATTGCGGAAGACGACGCGCGCGGAGATGAAACACAGATCGTGTTTGTAACACGCGACGAAGATCCACAGGCATGGGAATTAGCTGCTGATGCAGCTTCATCTTTAGGTTTGGCGGTGCCGACTTATGTAGGGATTGGCGAAGAATCACATCCCGGTGAATTTTTAGAATCAAATCCACATCAGATGATTTATTCAGTTTAACCAGCCACCGCCAGGGACGGCTAACCGGAGTAAAAATCATGACTACCATCAATTTTGAATTATTCGGCAAATCACACACAGCAGATGTGCGGGTACTCAAAACGCATTATACCAATGGCGACGGTGAGCCGGTTACAGAATGCCGCTGCATTATCAGCACAATCGACAATGAGCCGCTGCACGAGATCGAGCGCAGAACAGACGATGTTATACAGTATTGCGCGCTGTCACACGCGGCCAGGGAGAAGGCGATCAACGAATATAAGAGGATTGATTTATGCCGTTAATAAAATTGTACTGTGAAACTGGGTTTGCCAACGCAAAAAACACGGGGGAAGAATACGTCTATGATGAATTATGGAATTATCTAACCGCGGAAGAAAAAGAAGAGCATCTTCGAGAAATGGGAATGGATTTTATGTGGAATAGCGGCGTTGAATGTGGCGCGTACCTGGCGGGTGAAGACGATGAATAAAAATTGCTCATACTACGGCACTATGCCCGGCAAGCCGGTAGGCAGTACGATCAACTGCCCTATTTGCCAGGTATCAGTAAAATTAATTAGCCGCAACGGCCAGGCGTACAGGCCCCCGCATGAACCTAATCATCATGCTGATGCGATTAACCACATAAAGCAAAAGGTTTCACGTGGAACATATTAACAAGCCGCTGGCACTACGTACCGCCCTGGGCCTGACTCAAAAACAGGCCGGAATGCTGATCCTGCGCAATCCAGATCCTACGGATGCGCAGAGAGTGTGGCAAAAAATAGAGCGTGAAAACCGGGAGTGTGACGATATGAGCAATATGGTCAAAGCCATTTTTTGGCATATCAACTGGCTGATTGATAATGGCGAGATACATATAATCAGGCGTATGTATGGATTATGACAGGCGGTACTAAAACGTAGATGAGTGGTATATACACACCATCCAAGATAGTCTATTATACCTACATGCACAAAGCATAACCCTAGGCCGGGGCAGAAGGCCAAAGAGGATAAGATCATGAGCAACAAAATAAAATCTTACATAGTCAGCGCAGACAGAATAACGGGGGAATGGCTTGACACCCCTCTCTACACCGCCCGCGTATCCCGCGCCGATTGGGATAAAAAGAAAGACACAGCCGGGTGCCATTATGATACTTTTGAGCGTGAATTTGAGACTTGCGCTGTTAAGGTGATCTGGGTCGATTAACACACACCGCCAGGGACGGCAGTAATTACGAATGACCAACCGGAGCAAAGCTATGTTTAAGTATATATTAATATTCTGCTTCTCGTTCCCCGTTGCCGCAGAAACCGACTGGACTCGTGTAGCAATGAATACAGCAGTAGTGCTGGACTGGGCGCAGACCCGAAATATTGACCAGCACCCAAACCTATATGAGGAAAACCGCATACTAGGCCGCTATCCCTCTGATGCTAAAATTAACCGGTTTTTTATTGCGGAATTATTGATTTATAATCTTGTGGGTGAGTATTTGATTAGCGAAAAGTATCAAGCGTTTTTTTACGGTGGGATAGCTATGGTGCATGGTGATGCTGTGCTGCATAATTATAATATGGGTGTTAAGTTTCAGTTTTAGGAGATATGTATGACAGAAGCATGGTTTTGGGTAATAATGGTTTGTGTATTAGTATTTGCTGTAGGAATGGCGACATATCTATATAAATATGTCGAAGCACGATAATGGTAAAATACCTGATAATCATCAGTATATTAACCGGATGCGCCGCGCCTGATTGCCCGGAAGCTGAAAAATACATTGGGCATTACGAAACCATTACCTACCCGGACGGCAGCGTTATTACTCGCCCGGTGTGGTTTTGCCCGTAACATAGGATTAAATAAAATGTATCAAGTGTCTGATTGTTCGGTTTCAATTAATTCCGTTAAAATTAACAAGGTTAAATGCTGGAGCTTGACAAAAGTACCGCATTGGCGAACGCATAAATCATTGGTTAAGTTGTGGTCAATTAGAGGATCAATGGAATTTGATCTAGGAGCAGAGCATAGTCGGCTGGAGGTCGGGGCGGAAGTAACCACAAATCTTTATATCAACGGATCAGAAGATGGGGATGAATATTATTATATTCGCGCATGGGTAACTGTTATTAATTATCCATTAAACCTAGAAGGTTTATACCAAATCGATTTTGAAGGTAACGAAATCCTTACCCGCATAGTTGGCGTGGACGGAGTAGCGGCGTCTGACCTGCTTTTTACTAATGATTAAAGAGCGTGCTTGGCGAGATATGAGTATCACAGTAACAGTTAATACTATTAGAAATCGCGGATTGGCTGATATTATTGAACAGCATATATCTGTTGATAAATTGATTATTGATCTAGGTATAGACAATATCATCCAGGTTTTCCCCGGTGCGCATTATATTGCTATTAATACAGTATGCTGGTTTTTGTATGGGGTTAAGCCAATTGCCTACCCTAAAAAATAAGATCTGTTGTCATCCTGGGTGTGGAGTAGTAGCACAGGCCCGATACTGTGATAAGCACAGGAAGCAGCGATACACCGAAGCCAACGCATACGCACATAAGCATAGGGATGCAGGCTGGTACAACAGGGCAGCATGGCAGAGAGCAAGGAGGCACCAGCTCAACGCATACCCACTATGTGCATACTGCCTCATACACACACGCATCACACCGGCTACAGTAGTAGATCACATTAACCCACGGTCACAGGGTGGTGACGATCTCAATCCTAATAACCTGCAATCACTGTGCAAGCCCTGCCATGACACCAAGACAGCAGGTGAGAACAATCTGGGAACACTCATCAAAGACCATCAGTAGTAAGTACTGATAGCGTCAAACATTTGACTACTGTAAAGATAACCGACACACGAGCGTCAAAATAATGACGCACCACACCCCTAGGGGGTAAAAATCTCTACAAGTCAAGCCCTATGTAGCGTCACGCTCCTGTTTATTTTGCGTATGCGCTTCAATCATTTGTCATAATGAAAGTGACCAAATTGTCACAATGTGACAAAAACGTCACTATTTGACATTGCCGGGATATTGGTTATCATCTGCATAACTTTCACCCAATGGTGATTTATGCCAGCACATATTAAAGCCAATGAACTGCATGACGTTCAGGGCACGACCCCAAGAACGAAACGCAGTCAGTCAAGCGTTCGGCTGAATGTTTTAACCGGTGTGCCGCCTCCCAAGTTTCTTGGTGCAGAGGCTAAGGCGCACTGGCGTATCACGTTTAAGTTATTGTCAGATTGTCGCGTGATGACGAAAAACGACATGGACACCCTTTCCATTTACTGCGAGGCATACGCCACATGGAAGATGGCGACGATGAAGCTACGCACAGAGGGGCTTGTACAGAGCAGCCAGCACGGCACCGAGCAGCCATCCCCCTACATTAAAATCATCAATCAATCATTTTTACAACTCAAGGCGCTGATAGCAGAGCTGGGATTGTCTCCCGCTGCCAGGGCCAGAATCACCCCGCTACCTGACGATGCAGGATCAGACGATTGGTCTGACCTGTGAACTACGCGGAAACCGCAAATCAATACGCGCGTGACGTTGTAGCCGGAAAAATCCTTGCCTCGAAATTCACCATTGCCGCGTGCGCCAGGCACTTAAATGATTTGCAGAAAACGGATTTTCGTTACGAGTTCAACGAATTAAAAGCGAATCATCCCTGTAAATTTATCGAGAAGCTGCCTCATATCAAGGGAAAGTGGGCCGGTAAAACTTTGAAACTTGAGCCGTGGCAGTGTTTTATTGTGTGCGCTGTCTTTGGGTGGATACGCAAAGACACGGGCAAGCGCCGGTTTAGAACTGTATATACAGAAGTTCCGCGCAAAAATGCGAAGGCGTTAGCTATTGATACACTTATTCCGACAAGTAAAGGTTTTAAAAAAATAATTGATATTCATCCTGGCGATATTGTATATGGATGCGATGGAGCGCCATGTAATGTTATTGCAGAAAGCCCTGTATTTATTGGGCATGACTGTTATGAGTTGGCGTTCTCCACTGGGGAAAAGATCGTAGCAGATGCAGGGCATTTATGGGTTACTGATTCGAGGCTGGATAGGGATAGAAAGAAAGGCCGGGGAGGGAAGAACGCAGGGCCAAAGCCATCGGTTAAAACGACTGTTGAAATATTTAATTCAGTTAAAGCCCGTCACGAGAACAATCATCGTGTTGCAATCGCGCAATCGATTAAATACGATCGAAAGGATTTTGCTATATCTCCTTACGTTCTTGGTGCATGGCTTGGAGATGGTAATTCAGCCGGTGCCAGGATTACATGTTCTTATAATGATTTAGACGTTATTGATAAAATAACAGCATGTGGCGAAGTGACATATGAAGTTAAATCCAGCAATTTAAATAGCGGATTATTTGCTATTGGTTCAGATCGTAGCAGGGCTTTTGCAACAAGAAGTAAGTCACTTCAAACAAGATTAAAAAGTATTGGAGTTATTAACAATAAGCATATCCCTGACTTATATCTACAAGGTGACGAAAGCCAAAGGATTGAGCTGCTCAAAGGATTAATGAATACAGACGGTACCTGTTTAAAAACTGGACAATGCGTATTTTCAAATACAAATGAAAGATTGGCTGACAATGTAATGGAACTTGTCGCCTCACTTGGATTAAAGCCAAGCAAAACAACCAGCCGTGCAATGTTGTATGGTAAAGATTGCGGCGAGGTTTTTGATATACAATTTTTTGCATATTCTGATATGCCAGTATTCAGTTTAGACCGTAAACGAAACAGACAAAAACAACGCCCCGATGTTGTAACGCGAACTGGATTTAGGCAAATTATTTCTGTTATAAAAGTTAAGACAGTTCCCACTAAATGCTTGTCCGTCGATTCTAGCGATCATCAATTCCTTGTTGGTAATAGTTATATCCCTACCCACAACAGCACGATCAGCTCCGCCATTGGTTTATACATGGCGTTCATGGATGGTGAGGGCGGGGCCGAGGTTTATTCTGTTGCCACCACCCGCGATCAGGCAAAAATTGGCGATCAGGCAAAAATTGTTTTTAATGATGCGCAGGCGATGGCGCGCAGGACGCCGCCGCTGCTGTCACGCAAGGGCGTCTCTGTTTTAGCGCACAACATAAACCAGGTCGAGACTGCATCTAAGTTTGAGGCATTGAGTGCCGAGGGCAACAGCCTGGACGGCCTAAATGTACATCTGGGGATCATCGACGAGCTGCACGCACACAAAACCCGAATTGTATTTGACGTTATTGAAACCGCTACCGGTGCGCGTGAGCAGTCTATCTTGTGGCTGATTACAACTGCCGGATCAAATCGCGCAGGTATCTGTTACGAGCAGCGAACATACCTCACTAAAATATTAAACAACGTGATTGAAGACGATACATATTTTGGAATCATATATTCGATTGACGAGGGCGACGACTGGACAGATTCAAAAATCTGGGAGAAGGCTAACCCTAACTATGGCGTTTCAATTTTCCCGGATGACATCGAGCGGCTTTGTGCTAAAGCTCAGTCAATGCCAACGGCGCAAAATAATTTTTTAACCAAGCGGCTTAACGTCTGGGTCAATGCCGACACGTCCTGGATGGACATGCTTTCGTGGGATGCGTGCGCAGATACCACGCTAGACATTGCAGATTTCGAGGGTGATCCGTGTTGGGTGGCGCTGGATCTTGCCAGCAAGGTCGACATGGCCGCAATGATGACGCTGTTTAGAAAGGACGGGGTTTATTATGTGTTTGGTAAATATTATTTGCCAGAGGAAACAATCGAAAGCTCTGGCAATTCACAGTATCAGGGGTGGGATATTCAAGGCTTGCTGACAGCAACGCCTGGGAATGTAATCGATTTTGAATACATTGAAAACGATTTAAAGGAATTGGCCGCACGATTTGAGGTTTTATCTGTGCCGTATGATCCGCATCAGGCTACACAATTCGCGGTGAGGATGAACCAGGAGGGAATGCCGATGGTTGAAGTGCGCCCGAATGTTTTAAATTTCTCCGAACCTATGAAGGAGCTGGAAGCGTTGGTACTGAATAAAAAACTTGTACACAATGGCGACCCTATTCTCACCTGGATGATTTCAAACACCGTTTGCCATCTTGATGTTAAGGATAATATCTACCCAAGAAAAGAGCGACCAGAAAATAAAATAGATGGCGTTGTCGCTTTAATCATGGCGCTGAATCGCGCGTTAACCGTCGAAGAACAAATCAGTATTTATGACAGCCGGGGTGTTGTATGCGTGTGATTAAATTTATAAAAGATGTTTCTTTCGATGTTATCGGTATCGCTGGCGTTGGTCTGGTTGCCTTTGGGTTGTCTCAATATTCTGAGCCGTTAGGCTATATTTTTATAGGCGTTGTGTGTTTAGTTGTCGCAATTATTGCGGAGAAAAATAAATGTTCATAAGTTCAATTTTTGCAAATGCAACGACGCAGGCTAATGATGTAGGCTGGGGCGGCGCATCTGTTGGTGAGCAGGCGTCATCCGGCGTTAAAGTCAATCAAGATTCCGCCATGAGAACCAGCGCGGTTTTTGCTTGTGTGAGATTGATTTCTGAAACCATATCAAGTCTGCCTATTTCAATTTACAGAAAGACATCTACCGGCAAGGAGATCATTAACGATCACCCGCTTTATAATATTTTGCATTTTGCGCCGAATGAAACACAAACGGCTATGGAGCGATTTGAACAGCAGGTCGCCGCATTGATGCTGTACGGTAACTCATACGATTATAAAAAAATAACTGGTCGTGGTGCTGTTGAGTTTTTACAGCCTATCCACCCGTCGAATGTAAAAGTTAAGCGCGATAACGGGCAAATAATTTATGAAATTAGAACGGATCAGAACAGCACTGATACCTATACATCAGAATCAATCCACCACGTTAGAGGTCTGAGCCTTGACGGCGTGTCAGGACTTTCCGTTATCGATTATCAAAAAGAAACCATAGGCATGGCGCTGGCGTCGCAAGATTACGGCGCTAAGTTTTTCGCAAACGATGCAACCCCGCGCGGTATTTTGCAGCACCCGACAAAGTTCAAGGATGACGAAAGCCTGAACCGGTTCCGCATGTCATGGAGACAGGCGCAGGTGGGCCAGAATCGACACTCTACCGCCGTGCTTGAGGATGGAATTGTATACAAAGAGATCGGCATGACGAACGAAGCAGCGCAATTTTTGGAAACCCGGAAGTTTACGGTTACAGATACCGGAAGTTTACGGTTACAGATATTGCCCGAATCTTCCGTGTGCCGCCGCACATGATTGCGGATCTTGAACGCGCCACGTTTTCCAACATATCTGACCAGTCGATTGAGTTTGTTGTGTACTGCATCCGCCCGTGGGTTGTGCGGTTAGAGCAGGCCATTAAACGGGATTTGATTGTAGAAGATGATGTGTTTGTCAAGTTTAATGTTGAGGGCTTGCTGCGTGGTGACGCCGCCGCCCGGTACGCGGCCTATGCTTCCGGCATTACTAACGGCTGGTTGACCCGCAACGAAGTGCGCGAAAAAGAAGATTTGAACCCGCTGGATGGTCTGGACGAGCCGCTTGCACAGTTAAACATGGGTGCCGGACAGGGCCAGGTCGAAGAAACTGACACGGAAGGCGAGGCGGAAGACGCCAAAAATATGGCGCGGCTGGACGCAATGGAGCTATCAGCCGCCGAACGGATAGCCAGAAAAGAGTTAAAAGGTGGCCTAGACATTGCATTTTGCAATCAGATATTGCATATTGCAATCCAAGATGCACAGACTATAATGCAACTAGCCAAGAATTTGGCGCTTGATGAGTCGTATATCGAGACACGTACAGCGCAAATTGTGGATTACTTAAAGGCCATGCGGAATGTATGAGAATATTTTAAATGCGATCTACAGCACCCCGTGGGCAATTGTCCCCTCGAAATTAGAGGCCATCATCGAGCTGGTGAAGCTTCGCGCCGCTGGGGTTGATACCGGCTACAACGCGCAGGCAAGCAAGCCGCGCGCCAGCAAGCAGGGGAAAATTGCAATCATCCCGGTGGTCGGCGTCATCAGCCAGCGCATGAATATGATGACTGAGTTTTCCGGTGGCACATCCACCGAATTACTCAAAGCACAAATTGCCGAAGCCATCAATGATCCGAGTGTAAAAAGTATCGTCATGGATATTGACTCCCCTGGCGGGTCAGTTTATGGCGTGTCTGAATTATCCGACTTTATCTACGAATCCCGCCAGAAAAAACACATTACCGCTGTTGCCAACTCAATGGCCGCATCTGCCGCCTATTGGATCGGCGCATCTGCCAGTGAGTTTGTGGTAACACCTGGGGGTGATGCCGGATCGATTGGCGTCTACACGGCGCATCAGGATGTGTCAAAACTAGAGGAAAGCATGGGCGTTAAGACAACCCTGATTTCTGCTGGTAAAAAGAAAGTTGACGGGCACCCATATGAGCCGCTCAGTGCAGAAGCACTGGCCGACATACAGGGCCGGGTAGATGAATATTACGGTGAATTTATAAAATCCGTTGCACGTTATCGCGGCACAAATGCCGACGCAGTGCGCAACGGATTCGGACAGGGTTCGCTTGTATCTGCCAAGCAAGCATTGAAAGAGGGCATGGTTGATCGTATCGCCACGCTGGATGATGTGCTTGCCGGTATGGGCGCTGTAAATTTACGAACTGCAAAAGTAAAACTGATTTGAGTGTGACTACTCAATTACTCCGATGAGTCGTTAAAAAGTCAAAACACTATATACTAACTTGAGGAAAATTTTATGTCGAAACGACTCATGGCACTACGCCAAGAACGCGCAAAGCTGAAAGACAGTGCGCGCGCCATTACTAACACGGCTGAAAAAGAATCGCGCAATCTTAGCGCCGATGAAGACGCCCAGATTGATGCCCTGATTGCATCTGCTGAAAAAACTGAAATAGATATTCAGCGCGAAGAAAAACTTGCTGATATGGATCGTAAAGCCATGCCTGCGCAGGGCGTCCACGTTGAAGTTATTGACCGTGCGGCACTTGACCAGAAGGGCGGGTTTAAATCTTTTGGTGAATTCGCTGTATCTGTTTTACAGGCCAACACTAATCAATCATTGGATCAGCGTCTGGTTGCTGCTGCTCCAACAACTTACGGCAATGAAAATACCGGTGCTGATGGTGGCTTTGGGGTGCCGATTGAGTTTGCAAAAGAAATTCGCCAAATCGCATTTGGTGCTGATTCTTTTGTTGCAATGTCCGATGAAAATCCTATTTCTTCGAACTCTATGACCTTCCCGCGCGACGAAACAACCGCCTGGGGAACTAATGGCGTTCGCGCATATTGGGAGAGCGAGGCAGTTGCTGCAACTCAGACGAAGCCGGTAATTGGTACTGACACCCTTCGTATGCGTAAACTGATGGCACTGGTGCCGATGACTGATGAACTGCTTGCAGATTCAACTGCAATGGATCGCTACATCACAACCAAAACCGGTAACTCTATCCTGTACAAAACCAATGACGCAATGATTAACGGCACTGGCGCAGGCATGCCTCTGGGTATTCTTAATGCTGGCGCGTTGGTCAGTGTTGCAAAAGAAACCTCACAGGCTGCTGCTACGGTTAACAGCATGAACATTGCTAAAATGTTCGCGCGTATGCCTGCAACCAGCAAGCGTACATCGGTATGGTTGATTAACAGCGACGTGTTGCCGCAAATCATGAATATGATCGTCGGTGATGTGCCTATCTGGCAAGTTGATTGGACAGGCGGTTCTCCTGCTGGCTTGTTGTTGGGTCGCCCGATTATCGAAACCGAAAGCTGCAAAACTTTGGGCACTAAAGGTGATATTTATTTTGTGGATTGGAAGCAGTATTTAACAATCACGAAATCATCTGGCGTTGAATTCGCAACATCAATACATCTTTATTTTGATGCAGGCGCTACCGCATTCCGTGCAACATATCGGATTGACGGCCAGCCCTGGCTGAAATCTTCAATCACACCCGCAAACGGCAGCAATAACCGCTCGCCTTTTGTGTCTCTTGACACACGAGCATAAGGAGAAATTTATGCAAAAACCAAGTGAAAGTGCGGCAATTGTCGCGTGTATTGATCCTGATGCAAATGCAGCGGGTACTGTTACATCAACATGGGTGCCGGTTAAAGATTACCACTCTTTTATGGCAATCGTTATGGCCGGTGATTTGGGCGCGTCTGGTACGCTTGATTGCAAACTACAGCAGGCCACAGACTCTTCTGGCACAAGCGCGAAAGATATTACCGGCAAGGCTATCACACAGCTGACGCAGGCTGGCACTGATAGCAACAAGCAGGCGATTATCAATTTGCACGCTGACCAGGTAGACGTTGACAACAGCTTTACACACATTGCTATGGTGTTTGTAACGGGTGTCGCTACGGGTGATTCTGGCGCTTTACTGATGGGCTTTGGCGCACGGTTTGCACCTGCATCCGATACCGATATCTCAACGGTTGATGAAATTGTAGGGTAACAATTAGCGGGGAGAAATCCCCGCTCTTTTTATGAGGTGTTTTTATGTTTGTAAAATTTACAGCAAACGTGAATTGCTCTGCTGAAGAGATGCAGAGGTATGGAATTGATTACGCCGAGGGATTTGAAGCTGGCGAAGTATACGAAATGACGGGCGATAATGCGCGTCATTGGTTAGATCGTGGCCTCTGTGAGGTTTGCGATAAAGAAGACAAGGAAGAAAAAACTAAACGTGCGCGCCGTACCAAGGCGGAAATGGAAGCCGGTAAAGAATGACTTTTATAGTCACAACAGCGCCGAATACTGAGCCGGTTACAACGGCAGAGGTTAAAACGCATTTGCGAATCGATCACGCGCTAGATGATGCTTATATCGTAACGCTTATCGCGCTGGCCCGACAATACGTTGAAGATTACACGCGCCGCGCTTTATTTACGCAGACGATCACGGCGAAATATGACCGGTTTTCAAGTTGTTTTTTGCTTGAAAGGCCGATGTTGCAGAGTGTTACCAGTATTGCCTATATAGACACGGCGGGGAGTTCGCAAACGCTGGCGACCGCTAATTACACGGTTGATATTGCCTCGACACCAGCCAGAATAACGCTGGCCTATGGTTACACCTGGCCGTCCACACGCGACATCACGAACGCGGTGACGATTGTATACGTTGCGGGATGGGCAACTACTGCCGCGATTCCTCCGCCGCTACGTCATGCGCTGTTGATGATGGTAGGACACTGGTATGAAAACCGGGAGAGCGTTGTTAACTCTATCGCTATCCCTAAAATAATGCCGTTCGCCGTGCAGTCGTTGCTTGATCCGTATCGCGTGTACTGATGGAAGCCGGGAAATTAAAAGAACAGATCATTATCCAGCAAGTAGCGGATACGATCACTGCCAGCGGATCAGTAACAGAGGCATGGACAACATTCGCAACAGTACGCGCGCAGGTTGACCCGCTAACATTGCGAGAATATTTTTCAGCGAATCACGTAACAACAGGGACGGAGATTAAATTTAGAATCCGGTATTTGGCCGGTGTTTTGCCAAAGATGCGGATTTCCTGGGACTCGAATTTATTTGATATACAGTCGGTCATTAATGTAGACCACGCCGACAGGGAATTGATTTTGATCGGCGTCCGTTATGAAATCTAACATGGTTGAAGGCTTTGAATACATTGTAAAGTTTTTAAAAACCTTCCCGGATAAAGTTGAGCGCAGAATTTTAAAAGGCGGATTACGAAAAGCCGCTATGGTAATTAAACAGCAAGCGCAATCTATCGCGCCAGTGGGTGAAACCGGTGTTTTAAAGCGCGCGATTGCTGTACGTGTTGGGCGTAAGCCGATAGCACAGGTGTACATCAAGAGCGGCGGGAAGAGCGTTAAACATGACGGCTGGTATCGGCATTTAGTTATCAAAGGCACGAAGGCGCACAGCTTATTTCCAGGCGCTAACAGATTGCGAGGCAAGTTACAGAATAAGCCGTTTAAACACGGCGGGTCGAAAGGGAATCCATTTTTAGACAAGGCCAGGGATTCAGAGAATTCTGCCGCTGTAAAAGCAATGGCGCAATACATGGCTGATGCGATTAAGAAAGAGGTTTACAAGTGATTGAAAAGGCTTTGAGATCGATCCTTGTAAACACGGCGGCGGTATCGGCTATCGTGGGTACGCGGATTTATCAAACAAAGCTGCCGCAGACGCCGACTTATCCGTCAATTGTTTTTATTAAACAAAGCAATGAAATGATAAACAGGTTGGCAACAGATACCGACATCGCAGAAACTCGGTTTGATGTTATTGCAGCGAGTACAACGGCAGACGCCACGGCAAACTTAGCGAATGAAATCCGGGCCATATTGCAACGCTACAAAGGCTCAACGGCTGGCACAGGATTTACTGGCGGCGCAACGACTATTTTAGATTGCTGGGTCATGAACATCGATAGCGATTACGAGGCAGATTTAGAGTTATATTTTTCAACCTTGGACATAAAAATTGTCCACAGATTAACGTGAGGAAATAGAAAATGGCAAATCATAAAGGTTCTGAAGGTTCGGTTTATGTCGGCGCGGTTGCAATCGGTGAGCTTAAATCTTGGAGCTTGTCCGTATCAGCCAATACCATTGATGATTCTGTTTTAACCGATCTATGGCAAACAAATCAGTCAGGACAGCAGGCATGGTCTGGATCATGCGAATGTTTCTGGGATGAACTGGACACAACAGGACAGGGCGCATTATTAATTGGCGCTACGCTGACCATGAATTTTTATGCAGAAGGGAATACATCTGGCGACAGGTATTACACTGGCTCCGCAATTGTTACCAGTATCGAATATGGCGCGTCTATTGATGAAATGGTTAACGCATCGTTCAGCTTCACTGGTAACGGCGTTTTAACATTCGGAACGGTGATTTAATATGGCATTCATTGACGATATTTGTCCTGCGAATGAACTTCAGCGCCTCTTTATTTCCGCATGGAATCGAGAGGTATTTTTCTATGCTTTCAGCCTTGCTGACCTTGATTATGTTAAGCGTATGTCAAAAGGAAATGACGGGGAATTCATCGCTTATTACCTGATTCGGAAATGCTTGAACGAGAAGGCAGAGCAGCTTTTTACGGTTGGGGATAAGCAAAAATTAATGCGCTCTTTCTCGTCTGATACACTGGCCGATATTGTTTCCACAATGCGCGGTGAGGCGACAGAGGCAGCAAAAAACTAAAAACAGACGATCAGCTTTTTGCAATATTTTTCCTGGCTGACCGTCTGCATAAAAGTGTAACTGACATCATGGCAATGTCAGAGGTTGAATTTACGTATTGGTTTGCTTACCTGGAAGTTTTGAGAGAAGAGAAATTAAAACATGGCAAGTGACGCAGGAAGTTTAAGAATCAATGTAACCGCCCAGATTGCCGGACTGAAAGACGGCATGTTAAGGGCGACTGCGACGGTTAATAAATTCAGGCGTGATGTTGACAAGGGAATGGACAAAGTAAAGTCTGCCATTTTTTCCGTGACCGGTGCCGTTTTGGCGCTGGCCGGTGTGGGTGGTATTGGTGCGCTGATAAAATCCGGTGCCGATTATGCCGACTCGTTAATTAAAACGGCCACCAAATTAGGCGACACCACGGAAGGCATTCAGGCCATGCATTACGCTATGGGGTTGGCCGGTCTGGATTTTGAGCAAGGCGACAAGCTGGTGCAGAAGTGGACGCGCACCGTATCAGAAGCCGCGCAGGGATCATCAGCCGCAAGCTCTGAGCTTCGGGAGCTTGGTTTGTCTGCGCAGCAACTTGCGCGCATGACGCCAACGCAATCCCTTGAAACGCTGACAACCGCACTGAATGGCGTTGAACTGCAATCAGATAAGGTCCGAATTGCCACGGCTTTATTTGGCAAGGAAGGCGCTGACATGATTACCGTGTTGGCCGAAGGAAATAATGTATTCAAAGACGCGGCAGCAGAAATTGCAGCCCTGGGAATTTCAATCGATTCCGTCGAAGCCAAAAAAATCGAGAACGCTAACGATGCCCTCGGGCGAGTGGGCGCAGTGGTTAAAGGTATCGGCGAGAAGTTTGCCGCATTACTGGCCCCGTGGATTGAGTACGTTGCAAACAAATTTTTGCAGTGGGTAAAAGATGTTGGCGGTGCCGAGGTTATTGTCGGCAAAGCCATGCAGGGGATGCGGACAGCCGTTGGCTGGGTTATTACTGCAACCGATTATTTAGTGATTGGCTGGGAGACGTTAAAACTTGGCGTACTCACCTTCGCCACGGTTGCCCTGGGGGCCATTAATAAATTAGTTGATCCGTTGCGTTACGTGGCAGATTTGATTGGCGTTGAACAGCCCAATGCGTTTAAGTTTTTGGATACGCTCGTTGGCGAATTTGAAACTAGCATGGTGAGCAGCCAGGCCAGGCTTGTATCGTTGGTCGGCGCGGTGGGCCAAAACGCCGACATGGCAAAGAATAAACTGGATGAAGTCACGGCGGCGGCTGATGCGGTTGCGGCTTCGCAGGTGGCGCAACAGGTCACGCAAGAAGTAAACCCGGAACAAGTCAACACCGATTTTTTGCTTGAGCAGGTGCGCATCAGAAACCAGGCCAGACGTGAAGAGCGCGATTTAACTATTCGCATAGGCGAAGAGCTTGCCGCTGCCGAAGCTGCGCAGAATCAGGCAAAAATCGATGCAGTGAAAAGCACGTTTGAAGTCGGCGCTACGCTGATGAGCGCGCAGAGTAAGAAGCTATTTAAAATCGGCAAAGCTTCCGCCATCGCTTCTGCACTGATAAACACCTATGAAGCCGTCACTAAAACAATGGCGTCTGTACCGTATCCGTTTAACATCCCGCTGGCAATTGCGCAGGGCGTGGCTGGTGCTGTCCAGGTGCAGAATATTCGATCTCAACAGTTCGGCGGTGCCCGAGAATTTGGTGGCCCGGTTGTTAAAGGCCGGTCTTATTTAGTTGGTGAGCGTGGCCCTGAAATTATTACACCAAACGCAAGCGGAAACGTAACGGCTAATAAAGATATTGGCGGCGGCGGTGACAAAATGGTGAATGTAAATATCACAACACTTGATACAGCTTCTGTCGCTAAAATGTTTAAGGAAAATCGCCAGATGCTTTATAACACAGTCATGGCTGCGATGAACGAAGACGGGAGGCGGTTCGCATGAGCGGCGCTTTTCCGACAAACAGACAGGCTAACGTAACGCTAAAGAGCAACCAGCCCACGGTGGTTAATAGAAGCTCTTCTGGCCGTTATCAGTCGCGCACAATCGCAGCTCATTTGTGGGAATTAACAATAGAATTTCCCGCTATGGCCCGTTCAGCTATGATGCCGATATTTGCATTTGCGATGAAACAAAAAGGCAGGGCTGAATCATTTACAATCATTCCGCTAAACACGGCGACCCCGCAAGGCATAGCAACCGGAACACCACTTTCTAACCAGGTGGGTGCGGTAGGTGCTACGTCGATTGAAATAGACGGCTGGACGGCTGGGACCGCTGGCATTTTAAAAGCTGGTGATGTTTTTAAATCATCGGGTCATACAAAAGTTTACATGGTGACGGATGATGTCAATTCTCAGTCTATGGATTTTCTAATTCTTGAAGATTCTGCAACTGATAATTTACTTTTAGAAGACTCCTTAACAGATCAATTATATTTACAAGATGCTGGATCAGCCACCGTATTATTTCAGCCGCCGCTTATAACTGCGATTGCAGAAGACGAGGCGATCACAGCAACCAACGTACCGTTTACTGTGATGTTTGTCGGTGACGTTCAGGAATTTAAAACATCTGCCCCCACACTGAGCAGATACGACATTGATTTAATAGAGGCGATCAGCTAATGGCAGACAGAAAACTTTCCGCACTCGTTGCGTTAACGGCCCCAACGATTGACGATGAACTTTATATAATAGATGCGGGCGTTCCCAAGCGCGTGAGAATGGATGCGTTAAGCGTTTCAGGGACATGGACGCCTTCTTTTGCCGGGTCAACGATAGCTGGGGCGCATACTTACAGCATAAGAAATGGCATATATAGCAGGGTTGGTAGAATTGTCTATATAGCCGCTCATATTGAGTTATCGGCAGAAGACACCGGAGCCACAGGAAATTTGCTTATCACGGGGCTTCCATTCGCGTCAACCGGAACATATTCGCCATCGGCAATTGCGTATGACCAGAATATCACGATGCCCGCATCATCTGTAATCAATGGATTTACTGATGTACTCACATCGTCTATACGATTGTTCAGTAAGGTTTCAGGCGGTGGGGCATTGGTGGCATTGCCTGTTGCCAATCTCTCAAATGCATCTATTATAATGATTAGCGCGACGTATCAAGCGGCATGAGCAATCGCGGCCTATCAGCAGCATCTATATCAGCACTACAAGCGCGTAGTGTTGAGTTCTATCACTTGTTGCGTTTTGATTTTTCAACGCCGCTTTATTACACAACGGCTCCGTACAATATTACTTATAACGGGAATGTTTACTCATCGTCTGCAATCATTTCGGATGTGCCAGAAATACGTGAACAGTTAAAGATTTCCCCTACAACAATTAACATTGAATGGTCGGGCGTGTCACTGGCAAGCCAGGCCGTTTTACTTTTAAACTATCGTAATGTGTCGGTTTACATTTATCGTTATTTAGCGTCAACACGGGACGCATTTTTAATGTACAAGGGATTCATCGATAGTTACTCAAGCGAAGATGATTTGCACAACGGGAAGTCAGACATAACGTGGTCAGTTACAAATCACTGGGCTGATTGGGAATCGCAGAACGGAAGACTTTTAACCGATCAATCTCAACAGGCTATTTTCACTGGCGATTTGTTTTTGCAATATGCCGGTGTCACTGACCCTGTGCTTGAATGGTGGGGTAATACAACATCTATATCATATCTTCAGGGGTCTTTAGTATTCGTCCCTATAAACGACTGGCTTAGCGCGCCAACAGGGAGATACGTCGAATCTAATTTTTATTGGCTTTACAATTGGACATCCGGAGCTTCATCAGAGGGTCGGCTTCCCGTGTTTTATGGCTCTTCGGCTGGAAGCGGCAGCGTTGTATTTAGGGACGTTACCAGTGTTACAAACACATACCTTTGGGTAGTCTACGCACTAAGTGAAGGGGAGTGCAATTCTCTCACAGATATTTTATTCAACGGGGTCAGCTACACGCACGCAAGCCTATCCCCTTATTTAACAGCTACGTTTTATTCTGGCACCGACACGCAGACTGTACACGCCGCATTGGATACCGATTCCTCTGAATGGACGACTGCGCACCAGGGGAAAGGGATTTGCTACGTTGTCATCCGTTACACATTTAACAAAGACATTTGGCAGGGTGAGCCTGAACCGCAGTTTAAAATCAGCGGGAAAAAATGCTATGACCCGCGCACAGGCGTGACCGCAGTCTCATCGAATCCTATTATAATTTTATACGACTACCTCACAAATTCTCGCTATGGTAAAGGCGTTACGTCTGGCGAGTTAGACCTTCCGTCTTTTAATTCTGCCGCTGACTACTGCGACCAATTACTGACAGATCATAACGCAGGGTTAGGCGGAACACCTGTTACAATTCCGCGCCATACGTTTAATGGTGTTCTCGCGGCTGAAGAAGAAATAAAATCCAATGTTGAATCTATTCTATCCGCCTGCAATGGGGCTATTGTTTGGATCAACGGGAAATATACAGTTGTTATTGAGCGTGATAATGATGTAAGCGTTTACTCTTTTACTCTTGACAATATAACGCCAAAAATATCCGTGAAAGATATAGGCATAAAGAGCCGGGCCAATAAAGTATTTTATAAATTTGTTGATCCCGTTATTGATTACGCAGAGTCTACTGTTTACGCAGAAATGTCTGCCGCGTTAATTGCATCCGAAGATAACGGGAAGGCGCTGACAAAAACAATATCGAACAAATACGAAACCAACCGCTATCGCGCGCAGAATCTTGCTAACACAGAATTGAAGAGGTCGCGCGACGGACTGACCTGCACTATTGAATCCTTGCTTGCCGATGCGATTACAATCGAGACTGGAAATGTAGTTGATGTTACTCTACCGGCAAAGGGCTGGGCTGCTAAAAAATTCCGGGTAATATCAATGGGTATGCCATCAAACGGGGATGTGAACGGGGACGTTAATCTGAATCTTATGGAATACGATTATACCAATTACCAATGGGGTGTTTCGGCTGAAGCGTCAACACCGACGAAACAAATCCACACAAATCCGCTTTCTGTTACCGCGCCGACATCGTTAGTTCTTGCAGCCGGGACGACCGAGCAATTAACCAAGGCAGACGGCACAGCGGTTAACAGAATAAAAGTTTCATGGACAGCAAGCGCGGATGTGTTCAGCGTTGGGTACGAAGTTCAGTACAAATTATCGACTGATACGAATTACACAGAGATTGCACGCTCAACATCTAACACAGAGGTTGTTGCGTGGATTGAGGGCATTACAAGCGGTGTGCAGTATGACGTGCGCGTGCGCGCATACAACGGAATCGGAGTAGTTAGCGCATGGTTAAGCGGTAACGTAAACGGGACAGGCGTTTTAGCAATCGGTTATGGGGCAAGTCTTGCCGGTGCCGTGGATTTTAATTCGTCTACATACGTTTATTACACGACGTTTGATGCGGCAGAGCCAGCAAATTATGAGTACGCAACATTTAATAATGGCGTTGCATTGGTGGGTGATGGTGCGCCGGTAGGGAGTAGTGCTTTTATCCGCAAAGGCGCCACTGTGTCGATGGCGGGGACGTTAACATTTTCGGCGTATAACTGGAAAATGAAAAGTGCATTTGCTATTACATCGGGTTATGGTCAGTACATGAAATCAGCGGCGGGTGATCCTACATCGGGGGTTTTATGCGGGGCTGGGTTTGCTGATACTGGGTTTGGAGTGGGATTTAAATGGAATACCGGCACATCGCAAATTGATGTATACGCCATGTCTCGTAACAGCGGCTCGCTGTCGAGCACGTTGATAACATCCATCGCGGACACAGGTGTTTTTATAATCGTTACAGCAGAATGGTCCTATAACACATCTGTGTTGGTAACATTAAATATAGGTGGCACTCTCTATACCGCAACAGTGACAACCAGCAAACCGAACGGTAACCCAATTTATGCGATGTACATCTTGGCATCACCTAAAGACGCAGTTACAACGTGCCCACGAATTAGTGCGTACGAATACATAGCCGTAGGCATGTTACCGCCGTAATGCAATTAAATGGAATATTGACAAGAAATAATCTACACTAATCGAAACTCGTCATGCCTGACACGTGGGGGCATGATGTTTAATCTCACAACCAACGAGGAGTATTTATGTCACAGATTTATTATCAGGCTACTGATGGTAGTTTTAAACCGTGGATTGATCCCGCAACCGGCGCGGC